CTCACTGTCAGTGCCATGAATTTGAGTGGTGCAATGCGTGAATTTTTCTTTCATGGTCGTAGAACTTATGAATTCCGCCAGGAACAAATGAAGAAAATAGCCAAGAAAGCCAATTTATCTGTACCAGATTTGGACATCACGTATGATGAGCGAGTTGCACAATGGAATGAGAAATACGTAACTCCTGTTTCCTTGTAAATTATTTATGTTATATGTTTTAATTATTTGTAAATTAGTGTAAATTATTATTCTGGGCGACGCCCATAAAAACGTTCCGGAGGCGCTGGTGCGTCGTCGTGATTCCACGGAAAAGCCAAACACCTATATCTCGTTATGGTTTACAGGCATTGTATAAGGCTTAGCATTGCCTTTGCATTTGTACTGCTTACGAGACTCACAATGCTACCTTTCTCGGGTAGATCTTATTTAGGATCAGTGGTTGTTGAACCCCACAAACAAAATGTGAATAGGCTGTTGCATTGATGCTCGCTTCAGACCCTTATCAAACAAATTGCATTTCTCAATTTCTTACTTTAATTAAAGAGCTCCATGTCTCTAAATACATGGAACAGTTATTCTCACATTTCTTTAACATCTATACTAACCGATGTTCTGAAACACCTTCAGAAGAATTGTTTGAATATACACCTCAGAGCGGCGCACTTGGTACTATCCAAGAAGGTGGCGTTGCAGATTTGACTGCAGAAATTACAAATTTCCAAGAGCAAGACGCCGGTTATACTACAGTAATCGGCGCAGGAAGTGACCCTACCATGAATCTAGTAAATAATGCTGATTCACAATTGGGATCATTTCTTGGGAGACCAACTAGGATTGCAGATTATTCCTGGGCTATGGGTCAACCTCTCTTTCAGAAATTTAACCCTTGGCAATTATTTCTTAATGATCCACGTGTTGCAGAGAAAATTGCCAACTTTGAACTTTACAGGAGTAAATTACATGTTAAGATGGTTATTTCAGGTACTGGATTTCATTATGGTCGTGCTTTGGTTTCCTATAATCCATATTCAGGATTTGATCAAATAACAGTGGAGAGAGATTTTCTGCAAGCGGATTTGGTGGCAGCTTCCCAGAAACCACATTTCTTTCTGAATCCGACTAATAATATGGGAGGTCAATTAGACCTACCTTTCTTCTGGCAGGATAATTATTTGTCTCTCAGTAATAATGATCGTGATTTACTTGGCGAGATAGTTATCAAATCTTTTACCAATCTTCAACATGCCAATGGAGGTAATGATCCAGTTACTATCACAGTATATGCCTGGGCATCTGATGTTGTATTAACCATGCCGACATCTCTTACCACATTGACTGCTGCCGATTATACACCTCAGTCAGGTAAGTTAAATTCGGACGATGAATATGGAAAGGGAATCATATCTGCACCTGCTTCCGCGGTAGCTGAAGCCGCTGGAGCGCTAACTTCTGTACCTCTTATTGCTCCGTATGCACGAGCGACAGAGATGGTGGCTAAAGGTGTAGGATCTTTAGCTACACATTGGGGATATTCACGTCCTCCAATTGTTACAGATATTGTG